ACCCTATCATTCTGACAGACCCGTACAGTGCGTTTAATGCTGTTTTGCGCTGCGCTTCTACCTTCAAATCATTACCTTTCTCAGACCACCACTTTATAATGGTTTCCTGTTTCTTTATATTGGCTGGTGGTGATATATTTTGTATGACCTTCTCAACGATAGAGGGATCGTGTGTATAGTCAGTTTCAATATCAATTGTAATAATCATCATCCTTTCTCCACAGGTATTCTTAGGTTGTTTTTTGAGTAAACGGTTATGACTGTTTTAGCATCCCGACAGTCAGAGATGATGATACTTTTCGACATAAACCCGCCTCGGTCATTGGGAATCCATTTGTCTTCAACTTTGATCGAAACGGCTTCATGTACGCTCAGGTTGTGGATCATTTTGAGGCTCCCAAAGCTGTTTTAATCCAATTATGAATTTCCGTGTCAAGCTGGCCCCATACCCACCCTTTGCGATCTCCGTCCAGCCCTTTTAACTCATCATGGAGGCCGTCAATATCACCATTACTGTAATGAGTCTGGATAATCTTCACCTGCTCTCTATCGCTCTGTGTCGGCTTATAAGGGGTCTTTTTAGTTTTGTGTGCAACCGCAGCATTACCATCATCGTCAACGCTAGGAACGCCAGCGAGCGCCTGTAGTCCGTATCTTTTCGCGTAGGTGATAGCTGAGCCGTATCCTTGCGCGTCATTCTTGGTCGGTGGCAAGACAGTGTCTGACTCTATCCATTGACCAGAAGCGTGGATAATTCGAGTTTTGACTGAGATCAAATTATCTTTAACCTCTGCTCCCTGAACAAAGCACAGATCATTATCTGCAAAAGGTTCGCTGATAGCCTCCATAACTTCCGCAAGATCAGAGTATTTACTCTTGAAGAATGGGTTGTTGGCTGATTTCTTCGCGCCTGTCATCTGCGATTGCGCTTTAGATAGCGCAGCGGCAAGGTCATTAATTGATTCGCTTGTCTCCATTAGAAAGTTTCCTCGTTAGTTGGTCGGTCAAGGTATGGGGCAGCTTGATCAATAATGGCTACCAAACAGCGTAGATGCTCAGCAGTAGCTAACATCATTGAGTCACCACTTAGGATATTGCGCGCCTCATCCAGCATGTGCAGGTTGTATGCTTCTTCAGCCACTGCCGACATCTCGGCACCCTTATCACTTGGACTCATTATTTTTCTCCCATTGGTCCACATCAAAATGGTATTCAACCTCACCCTGAATCTCGGTCAATATATCCCGAAGTTTCAAAGTGGCCTCTACGCTGAACCCATCAATATCACGGCTATCAACCGCCAGCTTATGTATCTCCATAAGCGATTTCATTTCGGTAGTCATCTAATATGCCAGCATTATCAGCACGAACACCGCAACGATGCCGATAGTTGATACTGTCTCGTAGAATATTTCTGTTAATGTCATTATTTCTCTCCTGCCCCCGTAGGGGCTTTATAGATTTAACCAATAAACTCGATTGAGTAATCAAGATCACTGTGAAGCGCCTTATAATGATCGAGCCAGCGTAGAGCCTGCTCTTTACTGTCATAACTTCCGCCAAGAACTGCGCAGACTCGGCCTGAATTTTTGAGGGTACCCGTGATTACTGCTCTCATGATTCTCTGGCCTCGATATACTGGCGAGCTTGACCGATACCCATACGGATACCGTTTAGCGCGATAACCTTGCTAGTGGAGTAAGTAGACCCCAAAGAGCTATGTTTACGGCTTCCGTTTTTTGGGTGACTGATAATTGCTGCGTCAATACCTGCTTCAATGGCGCGTGTATGTAATGTGTGTACTGCTTTCATGATCTTCTCCTTGCTGTTTAGATATGGTTATTGCCTAACCCATAACCACTATTATATACACCTATTTCAGGATTGCAACAAGTTTCTTTAACATTTTTTTAGCAATACAGTTAAAAGTGTGTATAATGAAGTCATAGCAACTAAGGAGTGATGATATGAGGCGTAAATGCGCTGATGTGAAAGATGAGTTGTGGCAATACTTGAAGGAGAGGGCAAGGCGAAATGGGCGCACTGTACATGGTGAACTTAACTATGTATTGGAAGGGTTGAAGAAAAGAGATAAGGCTGTAGAATGAAGTTACGCGCTGTAGGGGCGCATAGTAGATGGAAAGTGACAGTCTCCTTTGGGCTGGTCTTTCCGACCGTATCAAAACTGTACCAAACAGTGCCGTCTGCCGGAATCCTACCGGATAGGCCAGCACTAAAGGAGATTGATGTGTTTTATTACAAGCGAAATATAGGTGATTACCATAAAAAGGCGGGCAGGTTATCCATGCTTGAGCACGGAGCGTACACGCTTTTGATGGATTCGTGCTATGACCGTGAACAGTTCCCGACAGAAGAGGAGGCAATAGACTGGTGTTGGGCTAGAACTACCGAGGAAGTGGAGGCTGTTAAGTTTGTTTTGACTAAATTCTTCACTCTTAAGGATGATGTTTACATGCAAAAGCACATTCAGGAGGTGGTTGATAAATATCATAGTACCGCCTTAATAAACAAGAGGATAGCAGAGGAGAGGGAGAAAAATAGAAGGGAGAATAAAACGAAGCGTGAACGAAGCGTGAACGAAGCGCCACCTAACCAAGAACCAAGAACCACTAACCAAGAACCAAGAACCATAGAAAAGAAGGGGGGCAAGCCCCGATTTGCGCCACCAGCAATACAGGAGATTCGTGATTGCGTATCGGATCATGGTTACGCTGTAGATCCTGAAGCGTTCTTTTTCCACTACGAAGGCAATGGGTGGATGGTCGGCAAGAACAAAATGAAGAACTGGAAAATGGCTCTTGCCAGCTGGAATAAACGCGAAAGCAATAAACCGAAACAGCAGGGGACAGGATTCAATCGTTTGATGGAGCTTGCACGATGATTACCGAGAGAGATGTCAAACGGGCTTCACGCTTGATTCTGCGTTTGCAAGTCAGGTTTCCGAACAGTTTCAACAATTTCAAGAACAATGATCCTATGCTGGGCTTGATGGCTGAGGAGTGGGCTATGGATCTGCAATCGCTCAGTGATGAGGACATGATTAGAGGGCTGGATAAAGTCAGAACTTCAGGCGCTACCTTTTGCCCCTCCCTTCCTGAATATATAGCTATGTGCAAGCCAGAGAAACGGGTAGGCGCTCATATTCTGGATGCCTTGCCGCCTCCGGTTAAGGTTGTCAGTGATGAGCAGGCAGAGAAGAATATCGGTATTTTGAAAAAAATGATGTCAGGCGTGGGGAGAGTGTGATGAACGATTCAATACAGCGAGTGCTAAACCAGTTCAAGCTACACAAGAGCAAAGGGATAACGCATCAATGCTTCCCAGTTGGCTTTGCTTTGAGATCGCGGATAGCTGATCTACGCGCCACTGGTTACAAGATCGTAACTAAGCTGGAGGACAACACCAGCAACTCAGGCCGTCATGCGCGCTACCACTTGATAGCAACACCGGAGGCTAAGTAATGCCTTGGCCTACAGGGGAGCGTCATCATAGATCAAAATTGACGGATCATGATTGCGAGTTAATGCGCCAGCTACGGGAGGCGGGTCTGACCTACAAGGCGATAGCTGATAAGTTTGAATGCTCGTTGTGGACAGCAAGGGATATTGTGAACTATCGGAGTAGATATGCTTAAACCTGTATTGCTCGAGCTGGATAAAGAGTTCCTGGCTGCCGCCACCCATCGCATGAGCGCAGAAGAGAAAAAGCAGCTATGGGATGATTACTGCGAAGAGTACGCAAGAGCTTATACAAAAGAGCCGATCAGCTTCAAGCAGGAGAACGCGGGTCGCTTTGTTGCAAACACAATGGTGCTGAAGAGAGTTAATTTTAGAAAGGAATTAAGGCAATGAAAGGACGTATGTCAGATGAGGTATGGGATTCAGTGGTTAAACTTTTAGTTAGTCTGGATGAGCATCGAAGAGTTTTTGATTCAGCAACAGATCAATTGATGATCTCACCAGAATCACCATTGCAGGAGCCTTTTTACGGGGTCACTGATGATCTAATCACCGCATGTTCTGATCTGGCTGGAGATCATTTTGACAGTTTAAGTTGGTGGGTATATGAAAATGATTTTGGAAGAAACGGCATGGATGCGGGTGCTGATGGAGATATACGGAAAATTATGAGCTATGAAGATCTACGTTGGCTGCTGGAGGTTGTCGAGTGAGAAAATTCATCATCAACAGCAAAGAGGTAAAGCAGAACTGCATCAATGCAGTGCTGGAGATCATGGGTGGCGACCAGATGGAGGTGATAATCCAGAAGCATAAGAAACGCAAGACGGATTCCCAGAGATCGTACTGGCACGTGCTCCTAGCTATTCTAAGCGATGAAACAGGCTACCAGCTAGGTGAGGTTAAATATCTCGTGAAGTCTACTGTGATGGGCCTAGAAACCGTTTCTGTAGGCACTAAAACGGTAGAGGTGGTTCAGAGTAGCGAAAAACAGGATAGAGAGAACTATTCTAAGCTGATCGAGGCTACTCATCAGATAGCAGCAGAGGCTGGAATTGTTCTACCATCGGCAAGGTGGCAGGGAGAGCTGGATTGAGGCAGAAAAAATGCAAGTCGTGTGGTAAAGGATTTCAGGCTGCTAACTCGCTGGTTAAGGTTTGCAGCTTGCAGTGTGCTTTAAAGATAGGCAGAAAGAAAGCAAAGGAAGCCAAGAGTAAAGAGTACAACAAGAGAACGCGGGATCTGAAGAAAGAGCATAGAGATCAAGATAGATCGTGGTGGTTGAAGTCTGCGCAGAACGCTTTTAATGCTTATGTGAGAGAACGGGATAAGTGGGAGCCATGTATCTCATGCGGTCGTAATCACGAGGGGCAATGGCACGCAGGCCATTTTAGGACGGTGGGCGCTCATCCAGAGGTCAGGTTTCACCCGTTCAACAACAATAAACAGTGCGCCCCCTGCAACAACCATAAATCTGGAGATATAGTAAATTACAGAATAAACCTGAAGGACAAGATAGGGGAGGATAGTCTTGTTTGGCTGGAGGGCTACCATGAACCATGCAAGTGGACTATTGAAGATCTCAAAGAGATAAAACTACACTACACGGAGCAATTGAAATTGATAAAAAGCAAAGATTCATTTGAGCGTTGGGCAGAGGGATTATAGATGGCTGATATAGTTGATTTGGCTATGACTTACGAAGAGATGGAGCGGGAGAGGTGTATAGAGGCGGCTCAGCACCAGATACCACCACTGCAAACGGGTTATTGTATAGATTGCGGGGATCAATCGGAAACTCTAAGGACTGGATGCTGTACTGAGTGCAGAACCATCAAAGAGCAGAGGGCGGGTCGATACGCAGGGTATTAAGGTAAAATACATCAGCAGGGTGGGTGCCGGAAGGTTCCTGCTACTGCACCACGCTATTGTGGTATAGTTAGCTTACGTAAACATTGAACGGAAAATGCAATGGCAGTAGCAAAGAAAAAAGCAGCACCCAAGAAGAAAACAGGTAGGCCGCTGATAGCGATAAATTGGAAGCAGGTCGATCAAATGTGCGCTATTCATTGTACAGGTGAAGAGCAAGCAGCAATTCTTGAAATCAGCTACGACACTCTGGAGGCGGCATGTAAGAGGGAAAAGAAACTATCTT